ATGCGAATCAGGCGGGGGCCGACCCGGTAGGCTACAATGTATCGCCGCTTGATCCATCGCCGGATGGTCATCCGGCACACCCCCAGGATTTGGGCGGTCTGCCTGACACTGATCGCCTCTGGTAGGGGCTTCCTCTTGGCGATCGGGATCATCGCGATCGGCATCTACTTGGGGCGGCACGCGTATGTGACGGTGGTATCCCAGACGAGGGCGGTGGGAGGGTAATTGGCGAGGGTGGATACACAGAAATCGTAATCGCCCTCATAACGTTTGGTCCACCGACCGAGCCGGGTGGGGTAGTTGGGGGGCACGAACTGCGGGGTCCCGTGATTGCCTTGCCGGATCACTGGATCCTGCCACAGGATCAGGCCATTGGGATCGACCATGCGGAACATGATCGGGCGGCCGGGATTATCGGCGGCCACCTTGCGCATGGCTGCGAATGCACCCGGGAGGTAGACATCATCGTCATCGAGGAAAGTGATGTGGGTACCGGCCGCGTAATGCATGCCGACATTGCGCTCGGTATTCCCGAAATCGTTACCGGGCTCGCAGACGATGTGGCGATAGCTGAATCGATTGGAGGCACGGATGATCTCGCGGGAGGCGGCCCCCACGACCAGGACCTCATCGCCGGGTGCAAGCGGTTGGGAAAGGAGCGAGCGCAATGCCCGGTAGAGGGTATCGCGCCCGGTGGTCGCCACGATCACGGAGAAGCGGGGGATCAATCTTCATTCTCCGACAGGGGGGCAGGATCGGCACGCTCCTGTTCCCGCTCCTTGACCGCGATCTCATTCATCTCCTCGACCGTATCGGGATCGGTGAGGACCACCGCATTGCCGCCGAGGTGGGCTGGGACCAGGAGGGGTGCACCGACCCCGCCCCTGGCCTTGCGGGTACGGCGCAATGTATCTAGGATCGCACGTGTCTCATTTTGCTCGAGACGTTTTTGCTCGACGAGTGCCTTTTTCAGGTCCTCGTTCATCAGCTCGGGGTCCACTGGAATGTTTGCCATCTGCCTCTGCCTCCACAATTTCGTGAGTGTCGGGATCGGGATCTACAGGCTCAGGGGTGCCCGCCCCATCGCCCGCGTCAGGTTCCGTATCGGCCGCCTTGATCCCCGTTACCGGCCCAGACCCATTGCCATTGGTATGGGTATCGACCTCGACCGGCCATGGCGATTCCGATTGCGTCAAATCGACCGGGGGAACGGTCGGGGGTGGATCCGGGGGAATAATCGGGACCACGACCTCCGACCGGCGGATCCGCCTCAGCTTGCGCGGACCCACGAGGACGTACGCGATGTGACCGGACCGCACCCAGGCACGCACCATACTTGCCTCGACACGGTACATCTGAGCGAATTTTTCCACCGTGACCAGATCAGGATCATCCATGGGTGCCTCTCAATGGATCTTGTGCTCGTAGAACGCCAGCCGCTCGGTCAGCTGGGATAGTGCATGTGCGCAGTTCATGAGGAGGACCTGGGTAAAGCTACCCTCCCTCAGGATCGATGCCCGATCGGTTGCCATATCGACCAGATCAGCGACATCGATGGTCACCCTCTCCCCAGAATTGGGATTGGGCAGACGGGAATCAACCTCATCGCTGCAACGGCAGCCGCAGGATGGGCAGATCATCGGGTGGTCGCCTGACGCAAGGTAGCGTCACCGAATGTGAATACCAGCTTGCTGCCATCGTCGGTGCGCCGGATGCTGTGCCGATAGGTGAACGCCTTTAGCGATTTGGTATCGTCGCTGGCGATCGTGACAATGACCCGTTGATCCGGTACACTGCCCACGATATCCATTCCGCCACTGGGATCGGTGGACTTCCTGATCAGGATATCGCGGTCGGCATCGGTGCGGCGCAGGATCCACTCGAATCCGTAGCTGCTGACATCTAGGGGGGTCACCCCATCGGCATCGAACATCTGGAACTCGAATATCTTGTCCTCGCCAGCGAACCACTTGTGGGCAGCGTTGATATTGAACTCGATCGCCATTCTAGATCTCCATCTCTGACGGAACGGAATCGGAGGATCCGGTGCCTCGGATCAGTATGGATGCGCTGCCGGTAGCCGATACGATTTTCGGGCCACGGGATCCCCGGCCGCCCGAGATCAACAAGGCCATCGACCCCTGCATGTGGATAATCGACAGGCGATCGGCGGCCTGGACCCCGGTATTGAATATCCGTGGGTCGAATATCCGGGGGTCGAACATGGCGCTCATTTTCCCTCCGGTGGACCGGGGCGGAGGGTAACGGGGGCGTCGGAGATTAGCTTGCGCGCCTCCGTGAGCTGGTCACGCAGCGTATCCCGCTCATCCGATAGCTCCGCGATCCGGAATGCCATGTTGCCGACCATGATCTTCAGATGTTCCTCAGCTGTCATGTGCCTCTCCCTTCTACTTGGTAATCCCGTACAGCCGAACTGTGCCCGATGCGATGTTGCCTGACGACATCAAGAACCGGATCGCATTGACGGCAGCGCCCAGGTACCAGAGCCGGTGTTCGTAGACATATCGCGTGCCGCTCGAATGCAGGAACATCGTGCGGCCGTGCAGTACTTTGTTCGGCGCGGCGGCGAGGGGGTCGTGGAAACGCAACGAGCCACTGATTCCACCCGATGCCGAATTGCTTGCACTCGCGGCCAATCCCACCAGAGGAGTATCATCGATTTGAGTACCAGACACCCCAGCGTCGCTCATGTAATTGCGGACATGCTTGTAACTGGTCGTCTCCCACGACGATCCGCCATTCAGGGAGAACTGCATCGAGAACACGACCGCGGTGGTCACCGGGATAATGTCAATGATCTCAATCAGGTAATCATCGTAGGCCGAAGTGATCCCAGCCGTGAAGTCGAGAGTGGCGGAAGCGGAAGCGATCTTCTGCTCCAGAAGGACGGCACCCGGTGCGATAGTCCTGGTGATCCCGCCGCCATACCTGACCTTCAGATTGCCGTCGGCGGTATCCACGAATAGGAGCGCCTGTCCAGAAACGGCGGTCGGGGCGGTGATCCCATCGGTCAATCCCAGCTGTGCCAGCCCCAATCGACCCTGCGACGCGCCAGATGCGATATTCAGCTTCCAAACGCCATCGGCGGAGGCGTCGAAATAACCACGAGTTGCAATGCTGTGAAAGCCGCCCGCCGGGGCACTGAATCCTCCAGTACCGGTTACCGTCATCTGCGTCCCAGTGACCACCTGTGCGGTGATGTTGGCCGTATTCAGGGCCGCACCCACATCGATGGTGTTCGTGGCGTTGACCTTGAACATATTGATGTCGGCCGAATTGGCTGCGTTCCGACCAACGATATACTGATTGTTGTCGATCGCGAGCGATTTCGACCGGAACAGAGCATTCGCGCTGTCATCCGCAAGCCGGGCCGCAAGATCCGCTCCGACTCGTTTCAGCGATGGGAAAGAGGCCGAAACGCCTCCAAGCTGAATCCGATTAAAATCTGTCTCATTCCAGTTGGCCAGTGTCCAAACGCCATCAGACGGAGATCGGATCACCGATCGTGTATTGAAAGCGAAATAGGCGGCAGCAGCCACGACTAATTCACCAGCAGTGTATAGACGGTCCACCCACAGAGCTTGGTTATCGACGCCGGTAAGTAGATACTGGCTCCCACAGCCCAACTCGATATGGTTTGCCGGAGATGAGACTAGGCGAATCAGATTTCGTTCCTCAGCATCGGACCCAAGCGCTGTAATCCACTTGGACTCACCAATACGCAGCGTGCCATCCTGCTTGATGCGAAGCGCTTCTGTCGCTCCATCGGTACCGGTCTTGAACAGGATGTCGGACCCGGCCGCGCCAACACCGGATGTCGGCTTCAGGGTGAGCGTCGAGGTTACCCCAGTACCGCCCCGGATCGTGCTCACGGTCAACGGATCTGGTGAAGGTTCGAGGCGTTGGAACGCGACCACGACATCGTTCCCGTTCGCGGGTTCACTGTTCCCGGCCGTCCACACTGCCGGGATATTGTAGGTGGTCCCATTGACCAGGGTAGGCGCACCGGTCACCGTATACCGAGCGTAGACCGTCCCGTCGGTCTTCTTCTGGATGTATAGCTTGTCACCCGCCGCGAGATCGGAGATCACGACCGTCCAATCGACCCCAGCTGAGGTACCCGCGAGCTTGTGAATCCAGACAGCGGTGGCAAGCGATGGAGTATCGTGATTGACGCCAACGCGACCAGCCGCGAGCGCAGCGATCGTTGCAGCGGCATTCCACACCCACTGATCATTGAGAATGCCACCGGCGGGACCGGTATCACCCTGTGCGCCATCGGCCCCATCGGCCCCGGGCTGTCCATCGGCTCCATCGGCTCCAGGTGGACCTTGCGGTCCCTCGGGTCCCACCGATCCGGGATCGTCGAATCGCCACCCATCTGGAGCGGTGACGTCGCGCACCACCACCTGACCATCGACTCCACCATCAAACACGAATGAGTCATTCATGAAGTTGGTGGATACCTCGAAATCCGGATCGTCCGGGTCGCTGACCGGAGTTCGGAAACTGAGTCTACCAGGAGATGGAAGGCGGGCCGCCCAGTGTGCCTCGATCGTTTCTTGGCTTATTCCATTGTAGAACACGACGTTCGCGTAATTGCCGCCAAACGTGGTATCCGCGTTACCGTCCCAGCCAATGAATCGACTGCCGATCATCGAATCGGCGTAGGGTGCCTCGATCGCTACATACACCAGTTCAAACTGAATGACACCATCGATCCAAATCTGTACAGCAGGACCAACTGCATCCTGACTGGTAGCGGTGGTCAGCCACTGAAGCAAGTGCCACTGATCATCAACGATTGGGACGCCGGTATCGATCCATCCATCCTCACCAACAGCAGTACCCTCTGGAGGCGGTGAATAGATCTTGTACTGCAATATTCCCGCAGCATCCACCGCGAGTTCGATGTTGTTGCCGGTGTCCGGCCCGCTACTCCAGAGGTACTGACGCGGGAAAGCGAATCGCGCATCCCATCGCACCCACGCCTCAAATGCGAAGTAATCATGGGGCATCTGTACCCCGACCACTTCAACACCAGCACCATCAGCGGGGCCAAAGGTAGTGGCACCCGGTGGATTCATGACAGGGGACGTCTGGGCAACGAGATGAACGTCACCACGCTGGATGCCAGCATGTCCAGCCGTAAGGTCGGCTACTGGATCACCATCTCCACCGGCATCGGCACAAGGCCAATATCCGGAAGGGCCAGGAGCAGAAAGAAAGATAGCATCGTCGTATGTCATGATCTACGCTCCCCCACTCCCGTTACCGTTGGATCCGAGGTCAAAGTGTTTCTTGAGGGTCGCATTCACGGCGGTAAGACCGGCGACCAACCCGGCGACATCCGCCCGCATCTTGATCATGAACTGGCGCTGGGCCTTGGCGGTCAGGACCGATGGCGATCCGGTGGTGGATCCCTGCGGATCAACCGGGGCGCCGTAACCGCTGATATCGCTGGTGGCATCCCCAAGCTCGCCACTGACATCGGGATCGGATGGGTCCACGATCCCGGTGGTGGGAATGCGGGCGGCCTCAAGAACGGCCTTCTGCGCCTCGAAGCTGGCGAGCGGGTTGAACCCGGTACCTGACAGCTTGGAGATGAACTCCCCCAGCTCCTGGATGTTGATCGACTCCACATCACCGTGCTCCAGCGACGGGGCGAGGTCGAGGGAGATGCCATTGAACTTGAGGAGGGTGGGGATGGCCCGCCGATCGACTACCGCGGATGCGGTATCCATGAACGAGGACAGCGCGCTGGTGAACAGTGAGATCTTGGTGGCGGCAAGGGCCTTCGACCCGACCGCTTCGTGCCCGAGCATGATGAAATCGGCCATCATCGACATGGCAATTCGCTGGTCGTACCGCCCGATAATCTCGTTGGTGTGGTTCTGGCGGCGGGATCCGGTGGAGATCAGGGTGAACTTCGCCCACCAGGGCATCACGAGGCCCTCCTGCTCATCGCGCCTGACCGAGCGCACGATCCGCTGCATGGCGGCGAGCAGGGCGACCATCTTGGGGTCGTTATCGTTCCAGATATCGGGAACGGCGAGCCCGTTGTTGATATCCGGCTTCTCGATCTGGATCATCGGGTATCCGGCGAGATCGCGCTCGATGCCGATCCCCTCGAATACCTGCAGGTTCTTCTTCATGTAGTAACTGACCCAGGCATTGCGGAGAGCGGACCGGCCCTCGGGGTTATTCTTGGCAACCTGGGTACGGAACAGCAGGGATTTCGATAGAGGGATGCGCCGGATCGCGAAATCGGGCGGGGCCATCTGCTGCATTACGGTGGCATTGGAGTCCTCATCGAATTCCCACATGAACAGCGTTTCCTGGGACCGGAGGGACCACGAGCGGAATCCCACGAGGCCATCGGAGAAGCGGCTGGGGGCGAACTCCGGGACCTTGGACCCGACCCCATTGGCATCGAGGCCGTAGGGATCGACCGGATCGAAGTTGATCTCCCCCATCCCGACGCGGCGCTTCATGCGGAATTCCATGAGCGCCCACCCGAACGGGATCATGGTAATGATCTCGGACAGGGTATCTGGCCATGTCGATTCCATGTCGTCGAACAGGCAGCCGCCGACGAAATTGGCAACCTGTCGGGCCTCCAGAGTGGAATTGGCGGGCCGGACCTTGAAGCTCACCTTGCGACATAGGTGCTGCGCGGCGAACATGATCGCGCCCACGATCGGATCGTTGTCCATCATCTCCCGGTAGGATTTCATTCCCTGGGGGCCTTGCAGCTCCTTGAGGAACTCCTCGTAGATCCGGGATATGGCACCGTAGCGGGTGAGGCCCGAGATACCGAACGAATTGAATCCCTGCTCGGCGGTCAGCGGCGGGTAGGCCCCATTCCCGTTGGATCCCCCATCCCCGCCCTCGGGTGGACCGGGTGGAATTGGCGCACCCGCCCCCGGATCGGATAGCGGCCCCATTTTGGCGGTCTTAGCCATTATCTAGCTCCATCCTTCAGCCCCTCAACGTACCAGCTACGGTTAATTGAATCGACGGTGCCCCCACAGCGCGTGCAGCGATACTCCCTCGGGATCGTACCGACCAAACGGGTAACCTCACTAAAATCGTGCGGGCGCACACAGGATCTGAGGCGCTCGCTATTGGCCTTGACTTTTTGCCAGATTTCATTGATCTCCGCCTTCGGGACTCCTGATACCCTGGACAGGGCATCACCGACGGTTTCCGGGCGATCGGCCATCTATTTCCTCCAGATCGAACGCGACCGACTGCCGCCGACCCCGCCCTCGGGAGCCCCCCATACCGACCCGGAGATCATGCTCTCGGATCCATCAGCCGTGACCTCATTCCGGCCCATCCACTGGCTGGTCTGGACGGTCATCAGCGGTTTGCCATTGACCTGCAAATCGCCGCCGATGAACAGGAGCATCTGGCTAGTGGCATCCACGTAATCGTCCTTCTTGGCCTTAGGGAATGCGCACAGCTCGTACACATATTCCTTGATCCAGGGGGCAATCGACTCGTGGGGGAGGAAGATGTTGCCCGACCGGAACCGCCAGCTACCGGCCTGCAGTCGCGATTCCTTGCTGGCGTTACCCGGATCGAACGGGATCATACCAGGGACCTTGTGCTTGAGGGTATCGATGATCGCGTCGCCGTTCGCCTTCGTCTCGACCAGCTTCATTTTGATGAATGGGTAGATCCCTGGGTATTTCTCCCCGTCGAGGTTCTCGCCGCCCACGAATTCCGCGATCGCATTGATGGTGTCGGGGAAGTTCATCCGCTTGTGGATGCAGATGGGCATCAGGTAGATATCGGCACCGAACTGACCCCAACCCAACCCGGCTACAAAGTCGGTATCGCGCAGCTCCTTGAAGCTGGAGTCGAGCGATAGCATGGGCATGAATGGGTTGGTGCAGCGGGTCCAGTCGGGGACCGGGATACCGGTTGGCCCCCCATAATACTTCAGCCACGTCGCCTGGATGATCTGACCCTTGGGGGGAGTGGGATTCTGGCCGTGCTGGGCGGCGTACTGGTAATCCCCGAGATCAATCTTGGCCTTCTCATTGGCCTCGTGATTGAACCTCGCGGGATTGAGCAGCTCGCCATCTTCCTGTCGCGGATCCTCCCATGAATGCGCCCGACCATCGGACTTGCGGGTCCACCCGGTCTTGCAGCGCTGACCGCCCCCGAATCCAAATTCGGTGGGCAGATTGAGGTGGACGTAGCCGCCCTTATCGATGATATCGCCCGCGACATCGGCCTCGTGAACCCGCTGCTGGACTACGACCCGGGCCGACTGGCTGGCATCGTTGCGGCGGGTGGACATGACAATATTCCACCAGTCGACTGTTTCCTTCCTTACCTTCTCGCTCTCACCCTCCTTGACATTGTGGGGATCGTCCGCAATAATCCGCTCGCCGCCCTCACCGGTATTCGATCCGCCGACCGAACTGGCCAGCATGTAGCCATTGCGATCGTTCTCGTAGCGGATCTTGGTATTCTGCTCCTCGATCAGGGTAAAGCGGTCGGCCCAGCGCTCCTGGTACCAAGCCGACCGGATGACCTTGCGCCGCTTGATTGAATCGCGAACCGACAGGGAGAAGGCGTAGGATGCGAATACCCAGCGGTAGAATGGGAGATCGATCCATTCCCAGGTCGGCCACAACACGACGATCGATAGCGACTTGGAGTGGCGGGGCGGCATGGTGATCAGGATGTCCTGAATGTCACCGTGGGTGACCGCCTCCAGATGCTCCGCGATCGCGTCGATGTGCCAGTTGGGGACGAACGATGAAGGCTCGACGATCGGCCACGCCTTGGGGATGAACTTGCGGAATGAGGATGCAAGCTCGGCGGCCTGATCCTCCAGCTCGTGGGGATCAAGCTGGGGGAGGATCACCTCGCGGGGATTGTATTCCAGCGCCCGCAGCAGGGCCTCATGCGCCTTGAACTCGGCACCTCCCAGGGCGTGCCGCCCGAGGATTGCCGGGGATTCCGCCCGGGATCGACGGGACATTATGCGATCCCGCCTGTCGCTTCCCGCTCCTTCTTCAGGCGGCGCTGGAATGCCTTAAGGGATCGGCCGCCCTTGGTCCCTCTGGTGTCGGGTGAGACATCGATGACCTCGGGGCCGACTCGATCTTTCGGATCCTTACCGCCGGTCTTATTGGTCCCCAGCAGGGTCGCCAGCTCGGCATGCACCCGGGCGATCTCATCGGGGTTGGTGACATTGCGCTTGACCGCCGATGCGACCGCCGCCATCAGGATGACGATCCGCTCGATCGGGACCATCTGGTTGAGTTCCCTCTTCCGTTTGATCTCGGTGTCGGTCATCTTGCGGAGCTGCTCCATGGTGTCGGCCACCTGATTCCAGGTGGAATCCCAGCGCATCCCGGCGTGGAGGGCGTGGCGGGCGCTATCGAATGCACCGGCGATCAATCCAGGATCCCCGGTCTGGACCATCGCCTCGATGGAATTGAACAGGTCCAGGATCTCCTTCCAGCGGGGGACCGGATCCCCTTCCTGGTTGTCCGCGAGGATCTTCTGGATGCGGGCCTCCAACAGCGCGATGTGGTCGGCCATCTCCAGGATATCGGGGTTGGATAGTGCCTCCGAGTATAATCTGGTCATATCCGAAGGCAGGTAACGGGAATAACGGCCGGATTTGAACGACCCATCGGCGGTCCCGAATGCCGCCCCTCCCCCATGCATCCGGCACTTCTGGGTGCGGGACCCATAGATTGCGGGTCCCTTGCACCGTTCGCCCGACCGCTTCGACATGGCGGTACACTGGAGGTGAGACTTGGACTTACCGAAATCGCCTGCAGTTGATGACATCCCCGCCCCTACACCGCAACTGTCTGGGAATATTCCAGGCGGGCCATCGGAGACTGGGTGGTGGCCTGCCAGCCGGTGGTGGTGTTGACGGATGCGCTCGGTTCGCTCGGGGTGGCCGGGATCGCCCCCTTGCTGGCGGCCAGCGCGATCAGATCGTCCTTGGTGATGGTGATAATGGTGACCACGGTCATTGATTCCTCCCTTTGAATATGAGCCCTAGTAGCGACCGGCGGGCGATCTTGCGCTGGGACCCGGCAGCTGCCGCCCCCAATGCGATTATTCCGATCGCGGGATCGGGGGCGGGATCGGGGGCGAGGGCCGCCTTCATCCGCTCGATCGCTGCATCGAACTCGCTGGTATCGACCTTGATCTTGATCTCGATGTCCTTCATTGCCCCCACCTCCCCCGATGGCCCTCTGGCTTCCTGAACCCGAACCACGGCTTGAATATCGGGCAGTGCAGGATGAACGCGACCGCCGCCGCGAGGATAATCCAGATCACGGCTGGGCTCGACGCGCCCGCGACCGGCTGAACAGGCTACCGAGGATGCTACCCAGGCTTCCACCCGAACCAGCATCGGCCTTGTAGCGGCAGACGATCAGCGGCATGTACTGCTTGATCGAATCCTCCATGTCCTCCACCAGATCGTGAATCTGGGTCTGGATCTTGTTGGTGTTGGCATCGGACTGAGCCGCCAGCCCATCGACCTTGACATCGAGGGCGGCGACGGCGTTGGTGAGCGCGGTCAGGGAGGCGAGGACCTCCTGCTCGAATTCGGTATCGGGCTCGGGGTTGGGGCCGGGATCGGGTCCCGGATCGGGTCCTGGGCCGGGTACGGGGACCCTCAGCTGCATCGGGCCGGGGGCATTGGCGAGGGCCTGGGTCGGCTGCACCCACGAGAGGTTCCCATTCTCGGGACGGTGCAGCCACACGACGGTGATCCTGCGCATTCCGCCCGGGGCATCGATGGCCGATGCCATATCGACCCAGCTGCCATCCGACCGGTCGCACATCAGATCGACGGATAGGCCGCCCACATTGTTCCCGCTGGTCTTGGCGACGAGCCCGATATTGGGGTTCGAGCGGGAGATCTCGAATGCGGCCATGCGGGCGAGCTGGGCCTTGGCCTTCTCCTCATCCTCGGGTCGGACGACCGGGGTAACGAATTGATCGAGGGTTGCCTGTACGGTTCCGCTATAGTCCTTCATTTTGCCTCCTGTGAATGGGTGTACCCGCGATCGATATTGCATGTGCGGGATCTTCCTGGCCGAACTCCCCCTGCAGGGTACCATGCCCCTTGCCCGGCTGTCAAGCGCATGTTATTGCATGTATACGCCGCCCCGGGGCGGGTAACCCTAATACTGTTCCCGATCGGGATTAATCTTAAATCTCCGCGAGGGGCGTCGCGAAGCGACGACCCAAGCTCGGGTGCGGGCGCAGGCAATGGGTGCGGGCAATGGGTACGATCGCGGGTACATTACCGGGTGTACCCTCCCCGATCCCGATCCCGATCCCGATCCCGATCAATTTCAGCGTCCCGGGCTTCCCGCTCGTGATTAATCTTAAGGGTACGCGCCTGGATGTACCCACCCCCAACCCGATCCCACACTGATCTTTTTCGTAAGGGGTAGGACGCTGTACCCGATCCCGATCCAGATCCCGGATCCCGATTAATCTTAGGGGTGCGGGCGGGGAGGTACGCGGACGGACGCGGGAGGGGGACCCACCACCTTTCCTGGCACATTAGTCACATTACCCGCAAGGGACCCAATGTCCGAATTTCCCCGGCGCATGCGAACATTTATAACGTGGGTTAACCTTTCAATGTTCTAACCGCTACGGAGCCAACAAACATTTATATGCGGGCGGGATCGGGCGGGACCCACCCCCCACCCCGCACCGATGATCCCGATTAACGGGATCGCAAGGAGACGACAGAATGACACTCACGAAGATGCCCTCAATGTCCGGCAAGAACAAGCCCACCCGCGATTGCGCCTGCGGCTGCGGCGGGCAGACCAAGAGCACGTGGTATCCCGGGCACGACGGCCGGGCGACGGGATGGGCGACGCGGATCGCCAAGGGCGTGATCACGATCGAGGACGTCCCCGCGAACGAGCGCAAGGGAGCCGCGATCATGATGGCGCGGCGCGGGGTCGAGATCGCGATCCCGGCGGCCGGACCGACGCAGGCCGAGCGCAAGGCGGCGCGCAAGGCCGCCAAGGAGGCCGCGCGGGCGGCGGCGGCGGCGGTTACGACCGAGACGACCGAAGCGGCCTAGGAGTCGGATCGGGGCGGGGGCGGGGGCGGCAATGCCCTCGCCCACTTCCCTATCCCCCCCGTAACGCAGCATCGATAAGGAGCAACAGCAATGAAAGCAATGAAAGCGCCGCCCGTCCCGCGCCCCGGTAAGGTGGGGGGTAAAGTGACGCGGTTGATGGAATTCGATAATGGAGCAAGGCAACTGGATGAACTAATGAAGGCCCTCCACCCGGGTGGGCGACGTCTCCCGGGGAATGGCGGGGGGGATCCCGCGTCAGGACGTAAATAGGGTAAATGGGGGGCCGCGCCCCGATCCGAATCTCCACGGGAATGTGGGGATTGGGACCGAGGCACGGCGGGAACCCGGAGCCCCCGATGGGGATCTGGGACGTGCAGGCTAGATAGACCGACCGATCTCCCTTGGAGACGGCGGCGGCGGGATCTCTGACAATTGAATATGAGGCAGTGAGCGGGATGCCCGATACCCAATGCGGACGCGGAGAGCGGACGCGGCGGGGGAGGGCGAATAAACCGCGACCAACCACCCGAGCCAACCACCGGCCATGACCTAGAGCCCGTGACCCCGATCGCGAGAGGGGAACAACGAGGGCGGACAGCCACCAGTACCGACTCAGGAACCCGATATCGGATCGGGGGAGAGGGGCGGAGGGGGAGCCAGACATGCCCCCGCGAGGGAGGATCCGCACGAGGCGATGACAGCGAGCCATCACATGGTGCACGGCGGCGGGAGTTGGAGGACAGATTAACACAGTCCATGCATAAAATCGGCCGGTGACAACCCCACGCGGGAAGCGGCCACCCCACCCGGACATCCAATGTGGTACGATCCAGCATATCCCAATGCCGGATTAATGAGCAGGGGATTAGTAGGGTGGGATTCGACCCGTGACCCGAATTCGGCGGCGCATGCGGAGAGCATGCTTGACCTGCGGGCTGAGGTAAGCGCCAATGAGGTTAGCGAACCACTAAAGCCGAGGGACGCCGAATTCGGGAACGACGGGAACAAGCGCCAAGGCGGGGAGGGACAGCCAACCTCCCCGACCGATTCGCGAGTCCGAGCGGGCATCCCAGCATGGGGTTGGGATGCCAGTCAGGAGGCACGAGTCGGATGTGGGAATTCAAGGTAATCCATAGGATGAACACGAGGTCAACATCCTACAGCAAGCGGTCGATCCTGACCGCGATCGAGAAGGCCGGACTGACCGCGACCCAGGACGGGATGATCCTGACCGTCACTGCCCCGTCGATCGAATCGAGGAGGGAGCTGGAACGCCAGCTCCAGATGGTCGATCGCGGGGTCGTCTACCGGATCGAAAGGATGGCGTAGGATGGCACTGATTGCACTGGTATTGTGGACGGCGCTCACATTCATCGTGGGGGCGCTCTGGGCCGCCGATGGGGAGCTGCGGATCAGCGACCGCAAATCGCGGGGGGAGGTGACGGAATGAGGGAGCGCGATAAGGTCGAGCGCAGATTCGATGCCGAGGTCTGGAATGAACTGATCCGGATGCTCGATATCGACTGCGATCCCCCGATGCCCGGTTACCGGGTGACGGCAGGGGGATTGGGATGGCGGCTGGAATACCGGGATCCATTCACCGGGGACTGGGAGTGGGTGATGGACTCGATCCGCAGGGACGAGTGCATCCACGCCATGATCCTGGACATTCGATCCGCCCGGGAGGATCGATGGGGGACGGCAAGCTGACATGCGCATGGTGCCCGGAATTCCGGCCCGAGGCATCGATCGGAACCACGATCTCGCACGGAATCTGCCCGGAATGTCACGCCAGGATGAATGCCCAACTGGGGGCGATTGAGGTGAAAGATGGCCACAACCGACGGAATGGGGGAATGCAACTCGTGCGGCTGCCGCTTCCCCCGGGAGATGCTGACTAAGGTCGAGGGCGAGCCCACCGGCATGCGATTGCCGGGACCGAAGGGACCAGCGGGATGGAGGCGGCCATCCCAGGGGAAATTCGTGAGATTCCCTAAGATCATGCGTTACTGCCCGAAATGTGGAGGGGATCAGAGAGCGAACCCCGAACCCGAACGCGCACCCGATCGACTGAGGGATGGTGCGGGATTCAAGCGATTCTACCCGAATCCGCGATAGCGATGGGGGCCACCGGGTCGCGATCTTGACTCGGTGGCAAGCCCGATGGTATAATTGAAGGTTCGCGATCCCGAGCGGGCACCCGATAATTGGATCGGGTGTCAGTCAGGGAGCACGAGCGGGATGTACGAACCAATCCGACAGCGGCAGCCACGAAAGGCGGCGGGATTCCAGAAGGTGCGACAATTCCAGCACCACGCGAAAGTGAGGAGGACGAGGACCGAGACAGCGGACGTGCAGGATCTCAAGCGCAGTGCCTGGGATCACATCATGGGGGTCAGCCAGAAGGTCGATGTCGACCGGGTGAACTGGAAGGGGATCATCTACCTGCAGGCCGAATGCGGGATGTTCGACCCGACCCCCCGATTGAGGAAGCGTTAGGATGGGTAAAGGGAAGCGACCGAGCGCACCCAGTAAGCCCATCGTGGGATCAACCAGCAGATTCGATACAAGGTGAGGTGAAAGATGGCCACAAGGATCACGATCGAGATCCCGGAATATGCAGAGGGGCTGCTATCCGGGGCTGAGATCAATGATCTCGAGATCGTATTGCGCGATGCGCTGTACGAGTTCGAGTCCCATAGGGGGAACGGGAACGCCGAGAGGTATGTGAGCAGGCGATACCCGATCATGGATGGGGAAGTCAACCCCTACCCGGAAGGTCCACAGCGCGAGGCGAAGATCGATCAGGTGAAGCGGCGATTCAGATGGGCGGAGGGACTGCGATCCGGGCGGATTGCCGGGATCGAGCTGATCGAGCCGGTCGATCCGGTCGAGAGGGTGGACTAATGCACCCATTCGATGCCGACTGCATGCCGTTCTGGATCGCGATCTGGGATGCGTTTCGTTACCTGACGCTCTGGCGATCCTGCCGGGGATGCGGGAAGGGGTGCGGGAAATGAACCTGCGATGGATTGCGGCATACATCTGGAGATCGGGCAGGCAATGGAGGAGATGATCACGATCGGGCTCACCATCTGGTGCGCCTACGCATTCCACAACCGGATCTGGAGGAGGTAGAGATGGATCTCGCGCAATTCGCAGTCGTGATCGCGATCGGTGGAGGGTACGCATGCTGGTACGCGATCCACATCTGGAATCGCGGGGGGAGGCCATGGTAACACCGAGCGGGATCGGGAACCTGGACGCCCCGGGGATCCCGATCGTGAGGTTCGCTGGGGAGCATGATTTCCTGTCGAACTTCTACCCGATCGATATCCTGGCCGATCGGTTGGTCTACCCGACCCTGGAACACGCATTCCAGGCCGCGAAGGCGATCAAAGAGGAGGATCGCATCTACATCGCGAGGTTGTCCACCCCCGGTAAGGCGAAATACTGGGGGCGGAGGATCAAGTGCAGGGGTGATTGGGATGAGGTCAAAATTGGGGTTATGACCAATCTGATCGCCCTGAAATTCGCCCGCGGATCGCACCTCGCGGATCTTCTGGCCCTCACCGGCGATCGCGAGCTGATCGAGGGCAACTCCTGGGGCGACCGCTATTGGGGGGTCTGTCGCGGGATCGGGGAGAATCACCTGGGCCGGATCTTGATGGCCCGTCGATTGGAGTTGAGATCATGAGAGGAGGTGATCGCTATGCGGTGGTAGGGCCTAAAGCCATCTAGACCGACCGGGCGGGTGATCGCAGACTGGGGATCACCCGCCCAATTGTGCCCCTGTTTCTGTCCTTGATCTCAATTCGGGGATCAAGGGCAGAATTGAGCGCACAGATCGGGAGGTGTACCGATGGACACAGTGGAGATCTTCTCGGATGGCTGGCAGGCCGGAATTCGGGTAATGAGGGGCGATCCCTTATTGTCGGAACCGGTACACGCCGAGAAGGAGGATGTGATCGAGGTCATGTCCACATTGGGATGGCCAGCCGAAGAGGACAGCGAGATTGAGATCGTGGACGATGGGGT